CCCTCCCGCACCTCCCGCCCGCCCAAATAGGTGCGGAACTCGCACCGCCCCACCGCGTTGGCAATAAGGTTCACGCACACCCAGAAAGCCAGCTCCCGGATGCGGTACTCCTCCGCCGCCTCAAACAGCTCCCGGCAGTCGATCTCCTCCACCTTCGCCCGCCCCGCCGTCCCCCGCAGCCACCGCATGAATGAGAGCGCCACTACTCCACCTCAGTCTCAATCTCGGTCTCATCCACGATGACCCCGTCCTGCCCGCAGGACACGCAGGCGTTCGGCCACGTGAGGGGAATGCAGGGGCTGGAGGAGTAGGAATACCGGGCGGGGCTGTCGTCCACCTCCTCCGTCTCCGTCACCGTTCTTTTGAGCAGACGGCCGCTCTCATCGAACTCCTCCACAGTCTCCACCGTTTTTGTCTTAATCATTGCCTTCTCTCCTTTCATCGCTGTTTTTATGATCACCCGGTTCTTCCGGCGAGGGGGCCTCCGGCTCTGCTCTCCGGTTCCAGCCGGCAACGGCTTCCGCGTATCCGTCTTTGTGGAAAACAAACTTGCCATTGCGTCGGACAAAGGCGCTTGAATAGATTTTCCCGGTATTTGCGCCGCAGTTAAGACAGACCGCCTCATACTCGTCCTTGAAAACCGACTTGTCGTTAGGAACATACATATTCCGGAGCCTGATTGACCCCGTATTTTTCCCGCAGAACGGGCACGGCTTTAATGCGTCCATACATCACCTCTCAAACCACAACCGCCGCCGGCACATTTGCCAGGGGCGCGCTTCCCGTCCCCAGCAGCGGCTCAATGACCATGCTGGAAACCAGGGCCATAAACGGGTCCGTTTTCCGGCTCTTGGCCTCAATCTTGGCGTAAATGAAGTTCCCCGTATCCACCCCGATCTTCCGGCTGGAGCGCACCCGCTTGGTGTTCTGCACCGCCCAGCGCAGGTGAGGAACATTGCCCCAGGTGAACAGCTCCCGGTCGAAGCAGTCCTGGATCACCGGCTCCACCTTCATGATGTCGTTTGGCCGGACCAGCTTCACATTTTTCCGGTCCGCCGGGTCAAACCCGATCTGCTGAAAGCTTTGGCTTACCAGCGTCCAGCGGAAGTTGTCCATGGCCAGCCCCGCGATGTGGTACTGCCCCGCCTGGCGCAGCACCCACCCCGCCAGCAGGTCCGGGTGTATGCTCACGTCCTCCACCACGGTGATGTCGCCCCGTCCCGCCCAGTCCCGCCAGGGGGCCCGCACCCGGTGGAGGGTCTTGGATTGGGTGCAGACCCAGGCGTGGTTGATGTCGAAGCGCTCGTCTCCCCGCCGGAAGTGGAGGTTCACCGCCGCCCAGTCGCTGAGCTCCGCGTAGTCCACCCCCACCGTGCAGCACCAGCCCAGCAGATCCGGCAGCGGCCGGTTGGTGGCCTTCACCTTGTCGTAGTCCGTCACCGCGATCTCCGCCGCCTGGCTGCGCAGGCCCATGCGCTTGGTGAGGAAATCCGGGTTCTGCTCCGGGTTTTCCAGCCACTCCTCATACTCCTTCTGGGTCTCGTGCTGGAGACTGGGGCTGTACTGGAGGGACGGGTTGGCCATGTACCAGTTGTCTGGATCCCGCACCTGCTCCTTCGTCTTCAGACGGCAGATAAAGGGCAGAAAGCCCTTGTCCGGCTCGTCCTCAAACAGGATTCTCCGGCTGCGCTCCAGCAGGTCGTCCAGAGGCCCGTCCGATACGTTGCCGTTGGAGCTGAAGTAACCCACCCGCGGGTGAGCCACCTTGCCCTGTCCGGTGCGGAACACGGTAATGTTGGAGTAACTCTCGTACTGGTGAATCTCGTTGAAAATGGCCTTTCCAGTGCGCATGCCGTCCCGGCTTCTTGGGCTGTTGGTGCGGCCCCGGACGCTCCCCCGGTTTTTCCGACCCTGGACCACCTGCTTGGTGTGGTAGAAGTGCCGGCCCAACTTTTGGGCGTGAGCGGGGCTCTCCAGGTTCTCCACCAGGTCCAGCAGGGGCCGCATGGCCTGCTCCTCCAGGTTGGCGCAGATGTCAACATCGTACCGGGCCGTCTCGCAGAAGGGCGAGACGGAGCACATGCTGGAGTAGGCGATGTACCCGTCCTTCCCCGCCCCCCGGCCCAGCATGGCAAACACCTGGGGCCATCTGGGCAGGCCGGTCTCCCGCCAGTAGGTGCAGTCCCACAGGGCCGTCAGAAACTTCTCCCAGGGGAACAGCCGGAAGGGGAAGTACTTTTCCAGCCGCAGGTAGCCGGCCAGCTGCTCTCTGTCGACAAAAATGTCCTCCATCTCAAAGCACCGCCTTACCAGCTTTGCCAGCGCCGCCTGCTCCTCGCAGACCCGCCAGGGGCCGCTCTCCACCAGCTCCAGGTACTCCAGCACCTCCGGCGGCAGCTCACAGCTCATCGTCCGCACCGCCCGCTCCGCCAAAATCCTCCGGCTTGAACCCCAGGGCTGTGAACAGCGCCAGCATCTGCCGGGAGACCTGAATCTCCAGGGACACGCTCCGGTTCTCGGAGATCCGGCCCCGCTCGTCCGTCACCGTCAACCCCCTGGCGTCCACGTCGTCCCGCAGCTCGCGCCGCCGCACCCAGAAGTCCATATACTCGTCCACCTTGTCGGTATAGGCCGTCTCCTCCAGCCCCCGCAGCGCCAGCTTTTCAAGCATTGCCGCCCGCAGGGCCTTGAAATCCTTTGTCTTGCGATAATCCGGTTTTTTCGCACAAACCGCCATAAACTCCACCTCTTTCCCGCAATAACTCTGGTTTTTTTCGCCCGCGCCCGCGCTGCGGCCCTGTGCGGGCGGGAAATTTCTGAAATGTCCTGGACCCGCCCGATTCGGCCCCGGCTTCGCCCTTTCGTTTTTTTCGAGGGGGGGGTGTCTAGTCCCAGCGCTCCTCCGTGAGCGGCTCCGGCTTCGGAGCGGTCCGCCGCATCCGCTCCGGGTGCTGCTCCTCGTGACAGCCCCGGCACAGGCTCACCAGCTGCCGCCGACCGGTATCCGGATCGAAGGCGGACAGCGCCAGATCCGGCCGGTCCTTCAGGTGCTGGACGTGGTGGACCAGCGCCGCCTTCCGGTACCGGCCCCGCGCCTTGCAGAGCTGGCACTCCCCGATGTCCATGCGCAGGATGTCGTCACGGGCCGCCTCCCACTCCGGCCAGTCGTAGAACCTGTCAGACAGTCCGAGCGCAAGCAGCTCCTGGAGCTGCCGCAGGCGCAGAGCCGAAATGCCGCTGGCCGCTGTTTGTTTCGTCACGGGCTATCACCTCCGGAAAAACAAAAAGCGCCGGTGCCAATGACCACCCAAGCCTTGGGTAGATCATCGGCACCGGCGAATTACGACGCACTGGCCATGCTCGATATTCACGAGATAGATTGCTTTGCACTTCCGGCACCAGAGCGGTAAATTTCTGGCCTCAGTGTCCACCCTGGCTGCCTGGCTGGTTTTCTGCCTGCAGTTGGGGCAAACATACAATCCGTCCTTTACGAACAGTTTACCACGATTCATTTCCCCTTGCAATAGCCTCTCTCCTTTTTGTCATTTATTCAACTACATTCCAAGATTGTATTACATATTAAAAACGCTGTCACACGCAGTAAAGGCCGCCGGCTTCGCTTCCAAATACCAGGCATACCGGTACACGCCGAACACATTGGATGTGTTGTATATCCCCTGGCTGCGGGCGTCCTTCGGTACAGGAATTTCTCCGCTGTCGTCCCGCCAGCATTCCGCCGGCGGCAGCTTCCGGGACAGAGACCGGGAGCAAACCCATGTCCGGGCGCTGATGGGAATAGTGATCCCGTCGGTGGCCTCCTTGTTGAAATATTTGGCCGTGCGCCGGTAGGAATCCCGCGGATGCCGCAGCAGGGGCTGGTCGTCCACATCCTGTCCGTATTTCCACAGGTGCCGCACCTCCGCCGGGGAGAAGTCGCCGTCCCGCAGCACCAGATGAATGTGGAAGCGGCGGTCTCCGTGGCGGCCCTCAATGAGGTAGATGTAATCAAAGGGCCGTCCCCGCCATTTCTTCAGGCGGTACAGGAAGCTCCGCCACAACCGGCGCACGTCCCGGAATGTCCCCGGCTCATGTTCGCGGTCGAAGGTGAGGGCGTAGACGCTGCCCTCGTCTCCGAACAGCGCCAGCCGCAGCTCCAGCCGGTCCACACGGGTGCGGCAGACGGAGGAGTCCCTGGGCGGACGGAGAATTTTATTTTTCTCCGTCCGCTCCCAGGGCGTGTCCCCGGCGGAAAGCCGGGGCCGGATGCTGCGGCACTCCTTCACCAGCGGTCCCGCACGCTGGCGGACACAGTACCAGGCTTTCTTGTCCAAGCGTATTGCCCCTCCTTGTTCTGATTAAGTTTTAGCTGCCCTTTACCAGGGAGCCCCATCCATCAATCGCAGGCCTCCCCCTCGTCCGGTGCATCAGCTCCGCGCGCCTCATCTTCCGGCACCGGCCACCATCCGGTACATTCCTCATCGATTCTCATGTCTTTATTAGAAAGACGGTACTCAGATGCAGCCGCATAAAAGTAACATACCGTGATCCAGGGTTCCAACCCCTCCGAGACAAACCGCGCGACCACCTTTCGGGACCGATCCGGGCAGCCGGGCAGCCAAACCGGGTTCGGCAGTTCCACTGCGGAACATTCCGGTTTGTTCTCGGCAAAGTCCATTCCCGCAGCCGGTGTCAAGTCATCCGTCAACCCCAGCAGATAGTCCGTGGAGCACCTCAAAACTTCGGCGGTTTCTGCAGGATGATGCAATCGGTCAGGAGAATATCGAGGCTGATACCAACGCTCCTCCGGAAATTCTCCCGCCGCATATTTGCGGATGGCTTCAACAGTTCGATCCGGATCATATCCCCATGGAATAGGCGTGTCGTCCGACAGCCCCGCAGCCTCAGCAGCACGAATAATCCTGGTGGCATTGATCTGCGTTTCTTTTTGGCACTGTCTGGTGCACTTCAAAGCGAGCTTGTCCTCTTTCGCTTTTTCATCGTCCCGTATTTCTTTTCGAAGCGCCTGTGCTTTGATGCACATACGGGAACAGGGTGCGTAGCTGCGTTTTGCCTGCTCGCAGTCCAGGCAGCACGACTTCCCGCCGCACATGTCAAAACTGCTGCACTCGGAATCATGCCGCAAAAAGGAGTTGCCCCGTTTGCAAGGTTTCCCGCCTGGGCACGTCAGCTCCGGCTCCCACCGCCAGCCCTCCTCATATTTTTTCAGGATCAACTCCGCTGCGTTTCCGCTCAAGTCGGGATTTATCACCGCAAGGCGTCTTTGGAAATCCTCCGGCAGCCGGGCAAGCGCGTATGCGGTCTGTTCCCGAAGCCGGTCCTTTTCGAACAGATAAAGAAACTCCGGCGCCTTCAATTTTTCACGGATCACCTTCAGCCGGGCAAGCTTCGGTGCGGAGACTCTGCACGCCGCCGCCACCTGGTCCCTCATCCTGCCGGGGAATGAATACCCCTCCTCCTTAAGCTGGTAAAGCAACTCTTCCAGCCTTTCAGCCTGCTTGGATAGTTCCGCATTGGAAAGCGTGCGCGTCGTGCTGTTGGCAAAAATCAACTGCAGTTCCGCCATGGCCTCGCTCTCATACTGCCGCACAGTACAGGGCACCAGCCGCAGGTCCGGCCTGGGATGTTCCCCGTCCTCCGCCAGAAGGCGAAGCGCGGCGCAGCGGCGGTGGCCGGACAGAAGCAGATACTTTCCGCTCTTTTGCGGGTGGGGCATGACCACCGGATACTGCTGGAGGCCGGACATAGCAATGGAATTGGCCAAGTCCCCCAGCGCAGATTTGTCCACCTTGTAGAAGTTGGCCTTATTGTCCAGAATATCTTCCAGCGGAATCATCTGGACCTGGTGGGACGAGGCCGTTGTGTCCAAGTCGGACACAACAGACATCATCGCCGACAAATCAAACTGCCTCGCCATCGGCACACCTCCCCCGGAGATACTCCTCCACCAGCATCCGGTAATCCACATTCGCGGCACTGCGGGGACTGTAGACCCGCAGGGGCTGGCGCTGGAAGGTGCTCTCATCCACGCGGTCCGTCCGGCGGATCACGGTGGAGAACACCGGAAAGCTGCCGCGGCGCAGAACCCCCTCCGCCTGGGTCACAATGCCCACGTTCCGCCACATTGTAACCAGCACCCCCGCCAGGGTCAGGTCCGGGTTGATCTTCCGCATGGCGGCGATCTGCCGCAGGAGCTCCGCCATGCCGTCCACAGAAAAGGCATCCAGCTTGATCGGCACGATCACCTCATCCGCCGCCGCCAGGGACGCGCGGGCCGCCAGGCTGAACGCCGGGGGCATGTCGATGATGACAAAGTCGTAGGCGCCGGCCTTCCGAATTTCCTCCAGCAGCTCCCGCATCCGCCAGACGCGGGCGGAGACCTGCTCCGGCAAAGCGTCCAGCTCCGCCAGAGACATGCTGGCGGCGATTATGTCCAGATTTTCATAGGCAGTTTTCTGAACAAATCTTGGCACGGAAATCGCCGCAGTTTCCGCAAAGAGATCCCTCAAAGAATCGGCCTCCTGGTCCGCCTGAAAAAACGTGCTGGTGTTGCCCTGGTGGTCCGCGTCGATCAGCAGCACCCGCTTCCCGTGGTCGGCAGCCAGAATGGCGGCCATGTTGTCGGCGGTGACGGTCTTGCCCACGCCGCCCTTCAGATTCATGATACAAATGGTTTTCATGGCGTCAACTCCTTCATCTTTTGCCCGGCTTTTCCAGTTGAATTACATTATGGCATGTATTCATTGACTTATTTCTCAAAAAACTCAGAAAACCGCTCAGCTCCATACTGGCCACTTGTCAGCTCAATCGCCTCTCGAATGGTGTAACGCTCCTTCCGCTGATCACCGAGACCGTCCACAAAAGCTTGCGAGCCCTGGCGGCATGCACCGGTAATAACCCGATACATGGCGACCATTTCTTCGAGTGTCATTTCCGTATCCAGCGGAAGAGTTTTGTACTGATCTGCGCCGCGGTCATTGGCCGATTTAAACAGCAGGTCAGAAATGCCGTCCCGCAAACTGGAACAATGAGCGTAGTGCTTTCCATCATACACAACATTTTTTCCGGGAATTTTCCCAACAAAATATGTGTAATTGCCAACTTTCTTTTTCTTTTTCACATGGGTCAGAATGCCGTCGGCATACAAATATTTTCCTGGCACATAATCCCCGTTGTTGAGTTTTCTAACATGACCCGGATTCTTAATATTTGTATTGCGCAGGTTGACCCAGCTGCCCGCAGCAAACCCCTCCGGCAGGGAGGTCAAGCTCGTGCAGCCGCTCAGGTCGACCCAGCCGGCCGCGGTAAACCCCTCCGGCAGGGAGATCAACTCCGCGTGTCCAGACAAATCAAGATTGCCATCAGCATCCTTCATAGAATTTACCTGCTCAAGTGTCAGTTCCATTGCCTTACCCCCTTATTCTGATTCACAATATTCCTTCACAACTCCCCGTCAAACGGCGTAGGTCCGTCCGGCAGAGGCTTGAAAATCGATTGCTGTACCGGCTCCGCCGGCGGTTCCTTCGGCGGCGTCTGAGCGCCGGACTGCCGGAAGCACTGGTTATCTCCGTTGAAGTTCAGCAGGATGCCCAGCCCCGAAAGTCCGTCCTTGTTCTTGGCGATGTCCAGACACCGCCGGGAGAAGGTCTCCTTGGGGTACTCCTTGTAGAGCAGCAGCACCACATCGGCGTCCTGCTCAATCTGCCCCGACTGGCGCAGGGAGGACATGGTGGGGGCCTTGCCGTCCCCCTCCGGCCGGCTGAGCTGGCTGAGGGCAATGATCACCTTCCCGGTCCTCCGGCCCAACTGCTGGAGATCGCTGGACACCTGGCTCACCCGTTCAAAATCGTTCGCCGTTCGGCCGGCGGCGGGAATCTTCTGGAGGTAGTCCACCACAATCACGTCGTAGTGCCGGGCCATGGCGTAGGAACCGATGGCGGAGACCGTCATGCCTCCGGTTTCCAAAAGCTCCAGCGCGGGGCTGGTCAGATGCCCGCTCATATCGTATACCTGGGCAAAATCCCGCTCCTCCAGCTGGTCCGACATAATTTTCTTGTAGCTTGTCTGTGCCTGACAGGCCACCGTCCGGTCGTGGAGCTTGTCCGCGCTGGTCTCGTAGGAGTAGAACCCCACCCGCCGGGATTGGGCGATATGAAAGGCCAGCTGGAGCGCCAGGGCGGTCTTGCCGGCGGAGGCATAGCCCCCGATGACCACCATGTCCCCCGCCCCAACGTGCAGGTTGTCATCCAGCTGAGACAGTCCCCACTTGAGGGTATCCCGGACCCGCTGCGGGTCGTGGCGGACAAAGAACTCCTTCAGGCCCTGCTTCATGTCCAGCCGCCGCACACCGCTCCGCTCGCACAGGATCAGGTTGGCCCGGTCCACCAGCTTCCGGCAAGCCTCCGCCTCCTCCGCCTGGGCCAGCTGGTCCCCGATCTGCCGCAGCTGCCAGAGGCGGCTTGTCCGCTTGAGCTCCTTAGCGTACTCGTCGGCGTTGGCGGAGGTGGGGGTAGCCTCCATGAGGGCCAGGATCAGCGGGCCGTAGTCGCCGCCCAGGTGCTCGTTGACCAGGATGGCGTCCGCAGGCCGCCCCTGGCCGTACAGGTCCTTGATGGCCCGGAAGAGGCTGCGGTGCCCCGGCAGCTGGAAGTCCGACTCCGTCACCGCCATGAGCATGGGACCCACGGCGGCCTCGTCGATGAGCATGGACCCCAGCACCCCTGTCGCCGCCCGCGTCAGCTGATCGCTGAGCAGAGCAGGGCTTGTCTTCTTTGCATCGCTCACAGGTAGGTCACCCCCTCGCCGCGCAGGGGCTGATCGGGCGCGGATTCCTCACCGGGAGGCGTCTTTGCGCAGTCCGTCCAGCGCTGGTTGTTCAGCCAGGTGGAGGCGTAGGGGATGCCCACCCCGGCTCGCCAGCTCTCGCTCTCCATCTGCCGGCGCAGGGCCTGGCCCATTTCACGGATGAGCTCGTCCGAGGGCTGCAGCCGGTCCCACGCCCGGATGGCCGCCTGCTTGGACTCTCCCCGGGGGTAGTAGTCCCAAAACCTGGCGAATCGCTCCGGCTTCCAATCCGGGGCGGCCTTGGGAGCTGAGCGCCGGGAACCGGTCTTTTTGCGCCTGCCCCCCGCGGCGTCCCCCTTTGGGGGACTATAGGGGGTTTTATTTATATTATTCTCCTTTAGGGGGTTGACTTTTTTGTCAAGACCCCCCTTGCTGTTTTCGTCAAGGGGGGTCTTGACATTTTCGTCAATACCCCCCTGCAGGGGCTGGACCAGGAACGCGCCGGCGTAGATCCGCCGCTCCGATCCGGTCTCTGTGGCCGCCATTTCGCAGCGTATGTAGCCCCTGCGCTCCAGCTGGGAGATCAGCCGGCTGACCGTGGCGGGCGACAGCCCGTAGAGGCCGGCAAAGTACTCGTTGGTGGCCCAGCAGCAGCCGTACTGGTTGCACAGCGCCGTCAGCTCCGCATAGAGCAGCTTGGCGTTGGGCTTCAGCGTTTTGTCATAGCGGACGTCCGCCACGATCACCGCGTAGTAGGCCCTGCTGATCTGTTCCATCTGCGCTCTGCTCATCTCAGCACACCCCGTCGATCTCGTCCAGGCGCAGGCCGCCGTCCTTTTCCAGGCGGGCCAGCAGCAGACGCCCATCCCGCAGCCGCACGCGGCAGTGGTCCCAGACGGTCTCCACCTCCAGGAGGTCGCGGGGCGGGAAACGCCTGCGCAGACGCTCCCGGACCAGGGTGGCCGAGCAGATGGCGCAGACGCTCCGGCAGTACTGGTCGGACTGCTGGGCCACAAAGTCCAGCTCCTCCGCCGTCAGCTCATCCCGCCACTCCTGGGTACAGGGGGCTTCGGTCTCATGGGCCAAATTCTCCATAATCTCATTCCTGCGGTCGTTGTCCACAATAGGCTCCTCCATTACTCCTGAATGCCAAAAATCCGGCAGAGCTCGTGCCCGCTGGGGCGCGTCTTCTGAAACAGCCGGCAGAGCTCGTCGTACCCGAAGGTGGACGGGTTTTTCCGCCGGTAGCTGAAGGTCTGCGGGCTGAGCTGCAGTGCCTCCGACAGGGTCGCGTCAAACCGGAACTGCCGGCCCTGGCCCACGTGGTTGTTGATGTGCTCCAGCAGCGCGGCGTTCCGACGGTTCCTCTCGCCAAGAATTACCTTCGGCATAGCAAATTCCCCCTTGCTTTCCGCCCCGCTTTCTGCTATTATGCAAAAGAGGGGCTTTTTTGATGTTGGCTTCTTGTCCTGCCAGGTGTTGTCAGCGCCCGGCGGGGATTTTTACATCTGCGTCACAGCGCCGCGCCGCCCAAAAGAAGCGCAACAAACAGCGCACCCGCCGCCAGCGCCACCAGCGCGTAAAATTTCTCACGCTCCAGGGGCTCCCGCTCAAACCGCAGATGCCCGCCCCACGGGAGATCAATGTGGATTTTCAATTTTTTCTCCTTTCCGGCTTGACAGAAAGGGCGTTCTTGCTTTATAATATGGTTGTTCCATCAAGCCTGTTCTTTGAGTTCTCGCTTGATGCGCTCCCCGTTCCTGCTCTCATCAGGAACGGGGATTTTCTTTTGTCTCGTAGTCTCTGCAGGGCTGCCGCAGGGCCCCGTGCTATTGTGCGGCAACCTTGTCCTTGTTGGCCTCGTAGTATGCGCGCTGCTGTGCGGCAACCTTGTCCTTGTTGGCCTCACGGTATGCGCGCTGCCGTGCGGCAAGCTTGTCCTTGTTGGCCTCGTAGTATGCGCGCCGCTGTGCGGCAAGCTTGTCCTTGTTGGCCTCACGGTATGCGCGCTGCTGTGCGGCAACCTTGTCCTTGTTGGCCTCGTAGTATGCGCGCTGCTGTGCGGCAACCTTGTCCTTGTTGGCCTCACGGTATGCGCGCTGCCGTGCGGCAAGCTTGTCCTTGTTGGCCTCGTAGTATGCGCGCCGCTGTGCGGCAAGCTTGTCCTTGTTGGCCTCACGGTATGCGCGCTGCTGTGCGGCAACCTTGTCCTTGTTGGCCTCGTAGTATGCGCGCTGCTGTGCGGCAACCTTGTCCTTGTTGGCCTCACG